CGCCGATCATGGGTATGATAACCCACCTCCTACCAGAGGCCCTGTATAGACCATGTAATACAATAGTCAATTCAGTTTGAGATTCAGCGCTACCGGTAACTCGAAAGTTCCGGGCTCACTCTGAAACCAAACTTGTCAATTCTTACTGTTCATTTTCGGACATTCAAGAATAACTTCAAGTTTCAACATCTTTCGTTCTCTTATTGGGCAATTATTATGTCCCATATAGAGCATTCGATCGCTCTGTTGAATTGAAACTACTCCTGATCCTAGTCAATCCAGACAAAAATCTAGAATATTTTCTATTGGTAGAATGTATTACAATCGGAGAGAAATAGACCATCACTTACTATCGTGGTAGGTCTTTGGGATGATCAATCCCAACGGTTTCTCCCGGCAAATCAAATCGCCGAAATTCCTCAATTTGGTCATGAGGAAATAGTTTCGGTGGTTGAGTTCGTTCTTTAAAATCCGAGTCCAAAAGGTCTTCAAAACCCTCGAAAGGGATGAATTTCTGTTGTACGTGTTCAAAATCCGGTTCAAACAAACTTCGACAAGACGATAAAAGATCAAAGTCCTTGAGTTCTTCAAGGGTTAATGATCGAAGTTCGTCACCGAAGTCCTCGAACTGAGGGTTGTTTGCTACATGGATTAGACACTGTACGACATGATCTAGGATTCGCTTCCTGATCCAACGGACATTTCCACTTTTGACAAACAAGACATTGATCCTCCGACTCGAAAGAATCGGGAGATCTGTCAATTTTGTCTTATGGAACTGGTCCAAAAGGACAGGATCCAATTGATCCCCAATTTGTTTCAAATCTTTCTTGAACTCACAATGAGTTAGGTCTGATGAAAAACATTCAAGGACTGGTTCTTCTGCGAAGACCTGTCTAAGGATATTGAGGGTCTTTTCTGACTCATCTAAGTCCTTGAGACAACCCCGAGTCCAATCATTTTGGAACTCAGGAATCATCAAGACCTGATAGTCAGGAAATCCTGGAACATTCGGTGAAGATAAGAAGGGTTTCAAGAAGTCCCGGAGATAAACTTGGTGAGCCAATTTTCTATCTACTCGAGGTAGATCAGTGACTAAACCAAGACCTCCAAGGTCCGTAGAAACAAACAAAGAACGAGGAGTCTTCCTCAATTCTAAAATGTTTCTTCGAATAAATTCTTGATACATCTCATCATGACAGCCAAAGTAGAACTGAGATTCCTGGAAACAGAAACCTAAGCTCAAACCGGTCCTCGTCTGACAAGAAACCTTCCCTGTGTGTTGACATTCAGCATTATAAAATAACTGAGAGTTAACAGTACAGAAGTCTTCACTTATGAAATTCTTCCCTAGGGATAGAGAAAGTCCAACCTGAGGGGCAATGTTCCGCCATTGGGTAATGGTAGACATTGGTCCCTTGGCGACTACATCGTCACCATTGATCAGGTATTTTCCTTTCTCAAACCCGGACTCAGAAACAATAAAATCGTTCAAAAAGCAAAGTAGAGGAAAGGAGAGAAGACTCCCCATTAATTGACCAGAGGTTTGTACACCATCATCCAACCCAATCGGGTAACGGATAATATGTGGTGAACACTCCCAACGAGCCCACATTCTTGTAGGTTCGTGATCAATTTCAGAGAGTATTCCTTCTAAGAGTGCATTAGTAACAGACATTGGAAAATTATCTGTTGCTGCTGTATAGTCTCCTGATAACCAGAGATCCCCTTCTTCTGATCGGGATTCGATCGATTGAATTTGTTGTTCAATTCGATCGATCCAGGCCAGAGCTGATTCCTCGAAGGAATCTAGCAGGGTACTCTTGGTACATCCACTAGTTAATGCAAACTGGGGTTGTTGACCCAAGTACTGAAATAAAGCCATTTGTAATGGCTTCAGGACTTTTGTCTCAGCCTCAGCTTTCGTGATCATCCGAACTTTTAATGGTTCAGATAAAGCGATTGCATCAACAACTGGAGGATGATAAGGAGGTAAAGCAGGAAATCTCTGCACTACTTGATGATCAGTAGGAAGATGAGGAAGTTCAACTTCTTTAGCATCTATCCTTGCACAGACACCCTGAGAATCTTGATCAATCTCAGCCTTAATTCGGGCTGAAACGATCTTTTGATCCCAGAATCCTTCTAGGAATTCATCGTGATAAGAAATATGAAGCTCCAATTGTTCCTTAATTTTAGAAACAAGAGCCTCAGTTCCCATCAAACGAGTTCCCTGGAAGAATGGTTCTTTACTGGGTCCTAACTTCCGTGAGGAAGGGGAACCCCAGCACTGAACATTCTGTGTCACAGGATGTACATACTCCTGAGAAGGAGCAAGAACTTGATGCTTCTTCAACCAATGATCATCATCCTCTAACCTTGTCTCAACTCTCTGAAGATACATCTTTGTCTTAGGTTGATCCGGGGTTCCATCTTTTAACAAAAGAATCGGAATCTTGAATCTCCTCCACACTGCTTCTGGTTCTTCAACAGTCAACCCATTACCTAGGTTGTTAAAGTTGGAACCGTAAGCCATATTGGAAGTGGCAATGATGATAGGAGAGGTGAATAACCTTCCTTTATCTTCAAGAGAGGCCATAGGTAGAACGTAACGATTACTGGAAACGAGTTGTTCAAACTCTGATAAGTCAGAACGGTCTTCATGATTTTGTCCGAAGTCGTCGAGTACAACTATGGGTTGATTATTATAACCATCCCAATGTGAAGTTGCACAGGATCGACTGTAGACTACATCATTGAATTCCATCTCTGAGAAATAAAGTTTCCATAATCTTCTTGTCAACACCTGAACAAGGGTAGTTTTACCAGAAGCGGGAGGTCCAAAGAGACCAACCACTAATGGTTCTAGCCGAGTTGCCCCCATTTGGTTTTGGGGGTTAAGGTGGAAGGAGTGAGGATCTGAATTTAACTTCTTTCCTCTGAGATCTGAAATCAAGGTTTCCATCGCGGAACCTTTGAAGTACTGTCTCTGAGGGCGAAGTTGTTTTTCAGCCCCTCCCCTATGACGAGGAAGTTCTACTGTGGCTCGGGTATTAGGGAATACGGTTTTCTTTGGATCATATAATCCACGATCACTAATTTCCTCTCCTACTTTCTTTCCATAAAGGTAAAGTTTTCTCAAGAAGTCCTGAGGGACAATGAGACACTCTTCTTGTGGACGACAAAGAGATTCACGATGTTTTTCGTATTGCTCTTCAATCATATCAACTCCAACGGGAGCACATAAGCTCTTAGATTGGAGGATATTGAAGTACAGTCGACATCGAAGTTTAGGATTAGTTCCCAAATTTCGATCTAAACGTCGTTGTGTCTCTCTGGGGAAAATAGGAATCTGGTATTTATAAGGATCTGGTCGTTCCTGGTTCATTTGAGCAGAGAAGAGATCATTCATTGAAAATTTGATCATCTTCACATACTCTTTCTCTTTGAGGTGTTTTGGAAACACCCTAAGATAGTGAAGTAGCAGTCGAAATTTCCGGTCAGAAGTGGAATAAACATTTACCACCCGACTGGCACGACTCGACCATCCCTTGAAATACCAACGATACCCAAAGAACGATTTTTCCTTGACTTGCTTTTTTGCAGGAAATCTCACAGTAAGTCCCAAATTAAAGAGACTCATGTGAACCGCATCAGCAAGTCCAAGGGCATGTTGAAAAAGAACAGGTTCACGAATGAAGTGAAAGACAAGGGAATCAGATTGAATTCTGCATCCTATTGTCTTGGACAGATCGAGACCCAATTGGTAAAAATCCAATAGAAGGTCCTTAATCTCTCCAATCGACATATCGTGAATTTTTGTTGTTTTCCCAAGAAGTTTCTTACGATCCTTCTGTTGAAGGGAGGCTTTTTCAACAACCTTACGGATCCATATTGGATCCAGAACGAACTCAATCCCACGGAGGGTAACGGTCCGAAGGTTCGCGAACCGCTCCTGCAATTTCTGTAGGACGATTTGTTGCCTGAGACCTGGTCGGTCAACTTCTAATGAAAAAAGTTGATCTTCCAAAGCCTTTGAACACCGTTGAAGCTGTGAAGACAACTCGTCTTCACGCTGCTTACTGCGTAATTTATTACTAGCAAGTATAAGCTTCAAGATGTACCATACTCAATGTACATCTCTATATGGTCGATTAGGCTCTCAACCACACAGCAGTGGTTGACACTCTCCAATCGGTTGCCTAAGTCCACATCAAATATCAGGTTGGGGTAACACCTGACTCGATATTGTGGATATGGTTAACAACTGAAATTATAAGTGTCGTGATGCTGAATAGCATCTCTAGTCCCAAAGTGGG